CTTTATAGCCAGTTCTCTAATAAATATAGATATATATGTATATCAGTTCATTTCGTCGAATTTCTTTTTCATCATTTTTCTTAAATATTCGTTGTGATTATCCATTTCTTTTGTTGTTTCTTTTCCTTGTATTGATGTATCTACATGAATGTCTATTTGACCATTGCTTGCGTTCATTTTACTTGGAAACGTAATTCCGTCTGGACCAAATCTATTTTTAATTACGTGCCATCTTCCAGTGTTTGCTAACTTATCTTCTATTTTTCTACTTAAAGATAATACAAAATCTGCCGTCATTATTTTACTATATGATTCTGCAATTTTTTCAGCACCAATAATGTCATCTTCTAATGCCGATCTATTTGCTTGCGAAGCTGTCCAAACTGGTATTTCATATTCACCCGCTAATCCTCTAAGATCTTCGTAGATATTACCTAGTTCTAATCGTACTTCTCTACCGTTACCACGCAATAAGTCTGCATAATCTACTATAACTAAATCAGGTTTTTTGCCTAGAGCAGTACATCTTTGAATATGGGCCGAAAGAGTATTTACGGTTGCTGCTTTTGTTGGATAATATTTTACAACTAAATCGCCTTTTAGTGTTTCAACTTTTTTCTTAACGTCATCAATATTATATTTTAATTCTTGGGCCTGTATTCCTGTAAATACTGAGTCATATCTTAATCCTACATATGCTGCATTAAGTTCAAGAGTATAGTGTATAACATTTAATCCTGCCTTTACTGCATTTGCACCAACATTTACTAAGGCCCAAGATTTACCAATACCAGCAGGAGCAACCATTACCCCTAATTCTCCTTTACCTAATCCTCCGTCTGCAATATCGTCTATAGCATCCCATCCAGTTGTAACGGTATTTCTAACACTTTCTAAATATCTCTCATCAATATGTTCGGCATATTCATGTCCCATATCTTTTTCAACACCAGCTTTCATTGCATTATCAACTTTAGCCTTTATAGAATCATAATCTCCACTATTTAATAATTCAACAGATTCAACGATTGCTTTTTTAATTTCTTGGTTTTTGCAAAATTCTAAAGCTTTATGTTTTACATAATCTAAATCTTCAGCTTCTAAATTAGAAAAAGCAGCTTTTATATTTTCAGCTATTGATTTTTTAAGTAAGTCGTCTTCCATTTCGACTATTTTTATTTTCATAGCTTCTAATGTTGGTGTACTTTTATATTCTGCAAAATATTCTTTAATTATATCAAGTATAACTATATTGGCTTCAGAGTCAAAATACGTTGAGTCTAGTATATCTACAATTTGTTGTAAAAATAACTTATCTTTAAATAACGCAGAAATTAGCTTTATTTGAAAAGAATATCCAAAATCGCTTAACTTATTTACTTTCATTATCTTTTCTCATAGCAAATGTATCAAGTTTACCAAACGTGTCTTTAAGCCATAGCTGGGGGTTTTTTATGTTTAAATTAAGTGTATCATCTAGCGTCATAGATAAAAACTTTATTTGACCTAGCCTTGATATTGGTTTTTGAACTATTTGTAGTATAGATTGTTTTGTTCTACCAGGTATATCTACTTCGTCTAATTGCATTAAGTCTTGATTAAGCTTAAGCATATCTTTACTATTTAATATATCGGCTGCAAGCTTTGTTCCATCGTTTGAGTCTGAAATATATTGAAATATATCGTCTAAATTAATTTTTTTATCTTCAAATAATATGGGCAATCTTTTCATTAGTGTTTTAGATCCAGCACCTCTTATTCCTGGTATATCGTCTGAACTATCTCCAGTAAGAACCCTATACATTAAAAAGTTTTTAGAATATATGTTAAATTCTTCTTTTATTGTTTCTTTAAAGTAAAATTTCTTTTTCGTTGGTGACCATACTTGTACCCTATCATCAACGAGTTGTAAAAAATCTCTGTCGGTTGACATAATCACGCATTGGCTTTTAGGATATACTTGTTGGGAAATGTATGCCATTGCATCATCAGCTTCTATATTTTCAGGAGATAAAACTGTAACTGGTAAAGTTTCTAAATATTCAGATAAACGTTGAAGTTGTTGTGCCATTGCAATTCTTTCGTCATCAACACTATTAAATTCATTTATCCTAGTCATTCTATGTTTTACTCTTCTACTTGACTTATAGTTTGGAAATATTTTTCTACGCTTTTGACTTCCACCTTTACCGTCAAAACATATAATAACTCTAGTAGGTTTAATATTTCTAATAGCGTATCCTATAGACATTAAAAATCCAGTGATTCCTCCAACATGTATTCCATTATCATTTACTGTTGGTACAACAACAAAACTTCTAATAAAAGTATTTAAACCGTCTATAATTAGAATTCTATCATTTGCGTTTTTAGGCATTTCGTCATTTTTAAGACTATTTAGTATTTCGGTGTATTTTTTATTCATATAGGTAATATAAGAAAATTAATTGAATTAAAAAAATTTTAGGTGAAAAGTTATTAACAAAAATAAAAGGCTCTTGGTTGGTTAAAATAGTCGTTATCATAGTGAGGACTTTTAACTCTTAACATTCTACACCACGAGAAGGTGGCCTTTTTTCGTAGAACAAGTAAGTAATCGTAGCAATTTTAAATCTACCACGACTACTTACTAATAAAATTTAACCTATTGGAGGTGCTTCATCTGTATGCTCTAAGTCATCTATTCCAAAACTTTCTACCTTATATTCCATAATAAGAGTATTACAAATTTTATCATATACTTCTTGTCTTAGATGATCGTCTTTTTCAAGTTTTTCATTCCAATCTTTTGATTGAAACTTAATAACCTCTCCATCGTCAGTTGTGTATGTATACCATGCACCACTTTGAGATACTAGCTTATAGTCTTTTAAAACTCTTAGCCATCCACCAAAATCATCTATTCCACTATCAAAGTAAATATCAAATTCTGCTGTTCGTAATGGTGGGCCCATTCTATTTTTAACAACTTGGCATTTTGTTTTAATACCAACGGTTTGATCTTGACCATTAACCTTTGCCTTTATCTGGCCAGCGGCTTTTAGTCTTAATCTACAACTAGCATGAAAAGCTATTGCTTTTCCGCCTGAAGTTGTCCACGGATCACCAAACATAACTCCCATTTTTTGTCTAAGTTGATTTGTAAACATTAAAGCTATTCTTTGTCTTCCAATCATTTGCGTTATTTTACGCATTGCTTTTGAAAGAATAATAGCTTTACCAGTAGACCAACCATCTTTATCATAGTCAGCAGATTGTTCTACTCTAGTTGTTGCTGCCGCTACAGAATCTACAACTATGCTTACAAGCCTATCTTTATCGCTTTCTCTAACTTTAGTTATTATATTGTCAATTACCTCAAAAATATCTTCAACTGTTTCCAATTGAATGTATAACATTTTTGAAACATCAATTCCAATAGTTCTTAAAAACTCTTCATTCATGGCATTTTCTGTATCAATATATACAGCCAATCCATCTTTTTTCTGAGTATTTGCTAAAATTTGAGCAGCAACTAAAGATTTGCCTGAAGCTTCTAAACCAGTTATTTCGGTAATTCTACCAACTGGTATACCGCCATTTGGGCGATTAGAAATAGCCATATCCAACATTGAAGATCCTGTGCTTATCCATTCGGTTAAATCTGTAGGTGTATCTTCTGCTCCGTCTAAGAAGTAAGCTACCTTATAATCCTTAAACTTTTTATTTAGAGAATCTGCTACGATTCCTGCTAAATTATCTCTGTCTTCTCTTTTAGTAGCCATATCTTAACTAAACAAATCGTCAAATGCTTTACTAATATCATCTGTTGAAGATGCTTTTTCAGAAGCTGTAGTAGCTTTTTCTTTATTAGGTGCAGCATTGGTTGTAGCATTAGTTGTGCTAGTTTTAGTTTCCCATGGAAGATCACCTTCAGTTTGAGATGATGCATCGTCTGGATTTAACCAAGATTCTAAAGCTTCTTTTAAATTATCATAGCTTTGCTTCTTAAAAATACTAAATATTTCAGGTTGACCTGTAACAATAGTGTTTGCTAAAGCTTTATCTTCAGTTGCCGCTGTTTGGTTTGGTTTTACTCTAATAGCAGTTTTTGGATATGATCCAGCTCCTTCTGATGGAGTGAATTCAACTACTATATCTCTACCTGCGCTTAAGTCTGTAATATCACCATAATCAGGATCAGCTATAAAGCTTAACATTTCTGTATAAACTTGTTTACCAAAACCCCAAAATTTAACGCCATCAGATTCTTCTCCTCTAACAACTACTGGTACATAAACTCTCATTTTTGGTTCAAGTTTTTTTGATAGTTTCCAATCGTCAGAGTTACCTGTAGATTTTAGTTTATCAGCAAATTCTACTACTGGATCTGATTCACCGTAAGTTACTGGTGATAAGTAATTTTTTTTACCTAAATCATAATGAAAAAATAATTCCAAGAATGGATTATCTTTATCGTGCTGATAAGGTACTATTCTAACTTGGTTTGAACCTGGTTTAGGTTTCCACAAGTTATCTGTTCTTTTTGTTTGTGATTGTAAGTTATTTAACTTACGACGGATTGCTTCTAAGTCAATTGCCATTTTAATTCTCCTTTAATTGTTAATAGTTAATTTAATATAATAAAAATAATTCATACTATAAAACTTTTTTAAAAGTTTTTTCATAGTATTTTTTAATGGCTAGTTCTTTTGCCTTTGCTTCGACAACGACATCAATATCTAGTCCATAATCGTTAATTTCTTTTGTAATATAATCTGAATGCGCTTGTTCTTTTATTTTACTAAAGTCTTTGTGCATTCCGGCAAGCGTTGGAAAGTCTTGCATTTGCTCGATTGATATGTTACTGTTTTTGCATATTTGCTCGATGATAAGCTTTTGTTCGTTACGCCTTGATTCGGAATAATGAGTACAAGGTTTTACGCTACCCCATGTTGAAGCTGCTAGTTTAAGAGCTTCTTCTTCAGTCATGCCGCCTGTACAAAATTTATGATGAAAATAATCAAATACAATAGGTATACCAACAACTTTGTATACTCCATCGTATAAGTCTTTTACAGAATACATATTACCTTTATCGTCGTTTTCGACAGTTAGACGTGCTTGTGCTGAAGATTGTAAGCGTTTAAAGTTTTTGCAAAATCTATCTAGCGCAGATGCTTTATCTCCATAAGCGCCGCCGACATGAATATTGATTTTTGCCATACGTGACTTTGGCAAACCCATAAGATCCATAATCTGTGCAGCTTTATCTAGTTCGTTAATCGCACTGTCTACAACTTTTGGTGTTGGAGAAGCTAGTACACAAAACTGTCCTGGATGGAATGATAGGCGTTGACCATATTGTTTAGATAAATTGCCGACCTGTTTTAGTAGTTTACATAGTTCATCATAACGAGGCAAGTCTTTAAATTCATATTCAGACATCCACGGATAAATATCGCTAGACATACGATAAACTTTAATGCCATTGTCTTCGTTCCACTGTACAATTTTTATAAGATCTTTAGTATTTTCAATACATATTTCTGAAACATAATCTAGGCCTTTTGCATCAAATGTGCGCCTGATCATTGATCGACCTGTGTAAATTTTTTCTTTTCTTAGTTGCATGTTAATGCAAGCGTATCCTAGTTGTTTTGCCATAATTTAATTTTATATAGTAATATAATCATTTTATTTTAAATAAAAAAATTCTGAGTTAAAAGTTATTAACATTATTTCCAAAATAATTGTACACATATAATTCCAGCTGCCAAAATAAGAGAAGTTAAAGTTTTTAAAGATATACCTTCTCCCATAAAAATCCAAGTTAAAATCGCATAAGAGCTTATACCTAGTGCAAATCCTAAGAATCTTCCAGGCCATAATAGTCCGTCAAAATGTTCAAAAGCATACTTTGTTGCAAATATAAATGCATAAGATATTGATGTACCGCCTACTATGGATAAAAATAAAGGATTTTTTTGGAACCATGGCCATAGAAATTGACCATTAGTTTGAAACCAGATTGTTGTTTGCCCAAACAAGAAAAGCAGGACACAAAGCGTTAATTTACTCATATTTCAATTGCCATTAGTTAATTAGTTAATTGTTATTTAATATAAATATAATAAAAATATTCCAAATAAAAAAATCTGGAGTGAATTATTTTATTATTTTTTTGAAAGTTTTTTTAGTTCTGAACGAATTAAGTCTGTCAAAAGAGCTTTTAATTTTTCTTCATCGTCATCACGTCTATCTAAATGGGCATCTGGATCATAAGGAGGATTAGATACTGCAGTATGTTTTTTAGCTACAGGTTTATCGCTTGGTAGTAATCCTATATCTTCAAATATGTTTTTATCTGCTTTACCCGTCATAACTTTTCTAGCTACCATTTTATCAGCTATGGATAATTCACCATCATCTTCAAAGTATTTCCAATGCGCTACCTTAGTGCCTTTTTTAAAGCCGTAATGAATATTGTTTTTTTCGTCATGAACTATAGTGTATTTTGGATTTAACTTTAAGTAGTTT